CATGTGGAACATCACCATCGCCGGTGATTCCACGAAGGGCCTGCTCGGGCTCGGCAACCAGACCGGCGTCACGTCGGGCGCGGTCGCAGCGAACGGTACCGGTACGCCGAACACCAACTGGTTCGATGCCGGCGGCAACCTGACCAAGACCCCGGCTCAGATCATCGCCGACATCAACGGTGGCCTGACCGGCGTATTCACCGGTTCGAACACTGTCGAGATGGCGGACACGATCCTGCTGCCGTATTCCACGATCGCGCTGCTAGCTTCGACGCCGATGTCGAGCACGAACAGCGAAACGATCATGTCGTTCATCATGCGGACCAACATCCTCACGGTGATGACCGGCCAGCAGCTTACGATCCGCGGCGTGCTCGGGCTCGATACGCTCGGCACGGGCGGCACGAAGCTGATGGTGATCTACGCCAACCGCCAGGACGTGGTGAAGCTGCATCTGCCGATGCCGCACCGCTTCTTCCCGGTATACCAGGACGGCCCGTTCAACTTCGAAGTCCCCGGCGCCTTCCGCACCGGTGGCGTCGAAACCCTGCGCCCGGGCGCGTTCCGCTACCTGTACGGGTTCTGAGCCATGGCTGACACGCATCGTGTAGACGTCAAGAACGTCACGGAAGGGCCGAAGATCTTCAACGGCATCCCGCCCCAGCCGATCCCTGCCGGGCAGAGCCTCCACGACGCCGAGATCACCTCGGCCGAGCTGGAGAGCATGAAGGGCTCGGAGTGGTTCGAGATCAAGGAAGCGCCGGCGAAGGCGAAGCCCAAAGCCTAACACGACACCTACAGGAGCAAGGCCGTGACCTTCCGACGTTTCCCTTTGGCCGTCGCGATGGTCGCGGCCTTTTTCGTTTTGCCCGCTTCTGCGCAGGTGACAGCCGAGAGCTTCAAGAACGCAGCCGGTCAGGTGCAGGACGGGCAGGGCGTGACGATCATTGCCCCGATCCGTGGCATGTCGGCAACAGCCTCAGGCGCGGTGGCCGTTGCCAACACCTATCAATCGGCTCTCGCTGCCAATCCAGCGCGCAAGGGTTGTGCGATTTACAACACGTCGGCGAACGCTGAGCTGATCTACCTTGGTGCACCAGGCGGCGCGACCGCAGCAACGTCGATCCCGCTACCGGCAGGGGGATCGTTCAACTGCGGATCGTTTCAGGGCATCGTACTGACCGACCAGATCAGCATCACATCCTCGATCGTGCCGTCTACCTTCGTGGTGGTGTCGCAATGAGGTGGCCGATAGCACTCCTGCTGCTCAGCGCACCGGCGTCCGCGCAGATCGTCAGCGCACCACCCGCAGCTGTCGACCAGACCGCCCGTAACGCCGCAGCAGCAGCTCAGGCCGCCATCCCCACACCGGCGACAGCAATGCCGCCCGCGGTGTCAGATACCGGCTCGATCGGCACCCAGACGCAAGTATTCGCGCTCGCTAACCACACGCACGCCAGCAAGGCGCGCAAGGTCGTCGCCACGACTGCGACGGATGGCACATACACGTTCAGCTATGCGGCCAACCCCTTCGTCAATGCGCCGACGTGCCTGGCGGTCGCAGAGACCGCGGCTGGCGTGACTGATGTCATCAACGTGCAGATCGTGGGAACGCCGACCACCACCAGCGTGACCTTCCTGGCCAATCGTACGCAGCGGTCAGTCGCCGCGCTGCTTGGCCTGACCGTTCTGTCAGTTCCAGCCCAGCCGGGCTCGATCAAAATCCACGCTATTTGTTTGGAGCCCTGATGGCCTACGTTCTCCCCACGCCCACCACGCTCAGGATTCGATATTCTGCTTTCGTTTCGGTGGATGAGAGCGCAATCCAGTATTGGCTGACCGACGCAGAGCGGTTCGTAGACACGTCCTGGGATGAGGCGGATTATGCGCCCGCTCTGATGGCAAAGGCCGCGGATAGCATGGTGCGCAACGCGGTAGCAGGGATCGTGCAAGGTGTTTCGGCAGAACTCCCCGCCGGTGTGACCAGCTTCCGGTCGGCATCGTTCTCAGCGAGCGTGACAGAGGCTGCCGCGAACCGATCGCTCACCGGCGCCAATCTCTACGGCGCAGAGTTCGCATCGCTGCAGCGCCGGAACTTCGCCGGCCCACGCCTTGTCGGTTGCGTCGAGCCGTCCGGATATTGCTGGTGAACATGGCCGCGGCCTTTTCTGGTATCGCGCTGAGCTTTTCGCAGGCGATGGGCGGCCCGTATCATTCTGGCGTCGTGCATTGGTCGGGGACGCCTGTGTTCGATGATGGCGGATCGATCGTTGCGCCCGGTTCTGCCAGCGAGCGCCCATGCAGCGTGCAGATCGACGCCGTGACCGAGGCGATGCGTGGGCAGGACGGGTATACAGACCGCGACGTTCGCCTGATCATCCTCGCCCCCACGCTCGACGGCTCGCTGGACAGCGACGTGCGCGTGGAGGTGCTTGCCGGCATCGACGTGCCGGTCGATTGGGTCGGGTTCTGGTCGATAGAGTCTGTCGATCGCGATCCGCTGAGCATCGGTTGGTCCTGTCGGGGGCGGAGAGCATGAGCCGCGTCATCGGCGCTAAGGCTCATTCGGCACGACTCAAGCGGCTCGCTGGCCCCAATACCACGCGGCTGGTCGGCCAAGCGCTGTTCGTCGGAGGCGACCTGCTGAAGGCGACCGCGCAGCAATCGATCACCGAGGGCGCCGTATCAGGCAAGAACCACGTGCCGTCCAAGCCGGGCGATCCGCCAAACCAAGACACGGGCGTGCTCGGCAACAATATCGAGAATATCCAGACCGGCCCGCTGGAGGTGGAGGTGAGCAGCAACGCGCCCTATGCCATCCCGCTTGAGGTTGGCACGTCAAAGATGGCCGCGCGCCCTTATATGGGCCCGGCTGCGCACAAGACGCGCCCCGAAATCGTCCGCATTGTCACCGCGGCGGTCAAGCGCGCGGTCGAAACGTCAGGAAGCGGCGCATGAACCTCGAAACCGAACTGCGCCGTGCCGTGCTGCCTGCGATGAAGAACAGTACGCCGCTGACCGACATCGTGCCCCGCAACCAGATATGGCCCAAGACCACGCCTGCAACGCCCGCCTGGCCGTTCACGCGCTACGGGGCATCGACGGCGATTCCGATCACAGCTTCCTGCGTCAACGGCGAGGACGTCGCCTTCACTATCCACGGCTTCGCGAAACCCCGAATGGCTGGCGCTACGATGCTCGAGACAGCCGAAGACCATGCGGAGCGTATCGCCGGCGCGATAAAGGACGCTCTGCACAAGCTTCGCGTCGTCACCGCGTCCGGCGTCAACATTCGCATCCGCATGACGTCTAAGCAGGTCATCCAGGACGGAGCCGAGGCCGACGCCTATCACGCGATCGTCCAGTTCCGCGGCAAGGTGCTGGCGGAATAGCCCGCCTTATGCCATGCTATTCGCGTGCCGGAACCTATCGCCACAGCCCTGATTGCGCACCTTGTCCGGGCCGGCGTGCTCGACGGCGGGGATATTGAGCAGATCGGCCAAGCGCTTGACGCTGACGGGGAGGCAGAGGCCGCGCACGAAGCGAGATGCGCGTTCATCGAAGCCGGAGCCCCAACCGCCAGCGAGTTCCGTGCCGACCAGGCCCGCGCCCGGTTCCGCGTCATCGCCCCTGACGGCGGTAACGATAGACCCTAGCGCCACATAGGGTTCCCGCAAATCAGCGGAGAACCCTCTAATGTCCGTCCCAAATGAATTCGACTTCGGCATCCTGAAGCTGGGCACGGACGCAGAGCCGCCTGTCTTCACGCAAATCTGCGGCATTACTGCGGTCAACATCAACCAGACCGCGCAGACCAACGATCGCTTCCGTCGCGACTGCGCCAAGATGAATGCTCCCGCCACGCGTCGCGTCAAGGTGACCGGGACGCAGTGGGACGTGACGGCATCGGGCCTGTCGAACGCCGACGAGGTTGTCCGCCTGAACGCCGCGCTGGCCAAGCATCGCTATTTCCAGATCGACGTTATCCAGGACGACTCGAGCGACGCCGGCGAAGTGATCGGTACCTTCGAGGGCCGTGGTGTCATCACGGCCAGCAACTACGCGCTCGATGCCGAAGGTGACAGCACCTACGAGCTGACGATCGCTGGCGAAGATGTGCTGGTTTATACGGCGGCTGTATGAGCCTTTTCGTCCCTCAGACGTGGATCGATCTAGAATTCGCAGACGGCACGTACACGTTCAAGCTCGGGCTGAAGCAGATCGCCGAGTTGCAGACAAAGTGCGGCTGCGGGATCGGGGCCTTGAACGCGCGCGTTTTGCGGGGGCGCTATCTGCTTGATGGCGTGGCGATCGGCTTACACAACGAAGCGGAATACAAGCTTGAGGATCTGACCGAGACGATCCGGCTGGGGCTGATCGGTGGTGGCGCCGGTGAAGTGAACGAGCAGCCAGTCGCGGTGACCAGCATTGTCGCCAATCGT